TTCATATTTTACGAATGAGGCAGGGATTTTGCTCCCTGCCTTTTTTATGTGGATAATGTGGGTAATTTTGTGGAAAACTCCGAGTAATAAAATCATGGCATTTCTACGGCTAAAGCTGTTTATTTTTATTTGATTTTTGGGGATAAAAACATGGGCCATCTGGTGCGGTTTTTATCTGATTTATGTGCGATAATGGTAACATCGAAAAACGAAGGACAGAGGCAAAAGGTCAAGGCGAAAGCTAAGGCCTTTTTCTTATGTGCAGGCACTGGAAGGAGGTGGCGGACGATGTGAAAAAAGAAGGCAAGCTGACACCAAAGCAAGAGGCCTTTGTAGATGCCTATATTGAGACTGGAAATGCCACAGAGGCGGCAAAGCGGGCAGGGTATAGCGAAAAAACAGCAGGAGCTGTTGGAGCTGAGAACCTTAAAAAACCTAAAATTAAACAGGCAATCGAAGTCCGGCAGGCTGAAATCCATTCAGAGAGAACTGCCGATATGGCCGAGATAATGGAGTTCTTAACCTCGGCAATGAGAGGAGAACTCACAGACGAAAATGTTGTTGTTGAAGGTGCAGGCGATGGTATAAGTAAAGCTCGTATCATTGAAACGCGGATTTCTTCAAGAGATAGGCTCAACGCCGCCCAGCAACTCCTCAAGCGTTTCCCGCGTCAGATGGATGTGGCAGAACAGGAAGCCCGCATCAAGAAGCTGGAAGCTGACCTCAAAGCTATGGAGGATGAGCAGGCGGCTGCTAATGATGATGTGGTAATTATTGATGATTGGATGTGTGAGAATGACAACGAAAATACATCTTCCTGATATAGTGGCACTACACTTCAAGGATGTCCACCAGGACATTATGAGACATGGACACACCTACTATTGGGAGGAAGGCGGACGCGGCTCCACCAAGTCATCCCACATAAGCATCGAAATTCCCCTGTTGTTGAAAAAAAATCCTCAGTGTCATGCGATCATCCTTCGTAAGGTGGGCAACACCATCAAAAACAGTGTCTATCCCCAGATGCAATGGGCCATTGACCGGCTGGGACTGACCAGAAAGTTCAAATTTAAAACTTCCCCGCATGAAATCACATACAAAAGGACAGGCCAAAAAATCCTGTTCATGGGTGTGGACGATCCGCAGAAAATCAAGTCGATAAAACTGCCTTTTGGCTATATCGGGATAGCTTGGTTTGAAGAGCTTGACCAGTTCGACGGTATGGAGGAAATCCGAAACCTCAATCAGTCGCTTTTGCGTGGCGGCGATACATACTGGTGGTTTGGCTCATTTAACCCGCCCAAGTCGCAGAATAACTGGGTGAATGAGGAAAAGCTGCTGGAAGATGCCGACCGGGTGGTTCATCACTCAGACTTTAGAGGTGTACCGAGGGAATGGCTGGGGGAGCAATTCTTTGCAGAAGCTGAAAAGCTCAAAGCCAAAAACTTGCGTAGCTATGAGCATGAATATCTGGGCAAAGTCACCGGCACAGGTGGTGCTGTGTTCGATAATGTGGAAGACATGCGCATGACGGATAAGCAAATAGCGCAGTTTGACCATATTTATCAAGGCTTAGACTTCGGCTTTGCTGTTGACCCGCTGGCCTTTGTCTCCATGCACTACGATGCAAAACATGAAATCGTGTATATCTATGACGAGGTTTACCAGCAGAAGCTGACGAACCGGGCAGCCTATCAGAAGATAAAGCCTAAACTCTGTGACTGGGTAACTGCAGATAGTGCTGAGCCGAAATCCATCAAGGAGCTGCAAGACCTTGGCATGAAAATAAAGGGCGCTAAGAAGGGGCCTGATTCCATTGCTTTTGGTATGAAGTGGCTGCAGGACAGGTCGAAAATCTACATCGACAAACGCCGGTGCCCGAATACCTATCGGGAATTTATAAGCTATGAGTATGAACAGAACCGGCAGGGACAGTTTATCAGTGCCTATCCGGACGTGAATAACCATTCCATTGACGCCTGCCGCTATGCTTTGGACAGCGTGATGGAACGGGATAAGATTATCGCTAAACGCATTAACTATTAAGGGGGTGTGAGAATGGAAAACTATACATTGCTGAAAGATGCTTATTTCGGTACTGGCGGTTTTGAGACTGGCGGTTATCTGACCAAGCATAAACGCGAAAGTGAGGACGATTACACCTTCCGCAGGAAAAATGCGTATTATCTGAATTACTTTGCCCCAATCGTCAATGCGCTGGTGGACCCGATATTTAAGAAAGAACCTTTGCGGGATTACACAGGTGCGGCATCGTCTTTTGTGGAAGCGTTCCTGGATGATGTGGATGGCAACGGCACGGATATTGGTGCCTTTATGAAACGGGCAGCCATTATGGCCAAGACCTATGGTGTGGCGTTTATCGTGGTGGACAATTTCGGGGATAAAATAGCGCGGAGTCGAGCCGAACAGTTGGCCATGCGGAAATTCCCTTATGTGTATGTCATGGCCCCTGAGGATGTGCAGGAATACGGCATGGACCGTATGGGCAATCTCAATTACATCAAGTTCCGGGAAATCAACAAGATTGACAATGGCGCGACCAGTTATCGCTATACGACCTATGGCAGGGATTCGTGGAAGATTGAAGGTGATGACCTGCCGGTTACCAGTGGGACATATAATCTGGGCAGGGTGCCTGTGGTTCCCTTGTTTTCAAGGGTGCTGGAGCAGAAAACCATGAAACCTGTGCCAGAGCTTATGCCTATTGCCAAGACGGCTGTATCCTTGTATAACCATTGCTCATGGCTTGGGGAAATCCTGCGGAATCAGACATTCCCCTTGCTGACGATTCCCAGCCTTGACGCTACGGAGCTTACCATCGGGAATAATAATGCTTTGGGCTATTCTCCGGATAGCAGCCATACACCTGATTTCATTGCACCGTCTTCGGATCCGGCTAAGACATTGCAGGAGCAGATTACCTTACTGGTGCAGGAAATGTACCGCATGGTCAATCTGTCTTATGTCCTTGGCTCGACCCCTTCCAATGTCAGCGGTGTGGCAAGACAATGGGAGTTTGAGCGAACCAATCAGCAGTTGGCAAATTTTGCTCACCAATGTGAAGATGCGGAAAAAGCCGTGCTGGATTTATTCGCAGCATGGCTGAATAGCGACATAGAGTATACGGTGATTTACCCCAACGATTTTGGCGTTGTAGATGTGGCTGCACAGATTGAGCAGGCGCAGGCCGTTTTGGACCTTGGTCTTACAAATGGCATTCGGGAAGAGGTTCTGAAGCAGGTTATCACAGCATATTGTCCGGGAATATCGGATGAACGTTTTGATGAGCTGGTGGGTGAGCTCCGGCAGCAGGATGAAGATGAGCTTCATGCTGAGCCGCCCGAAACGCAGGAGTGATGAGGTATGGCAAGTCCAATCTCTAAGATACTAAAATCCTTCTCCAAGAACTTTGGCACCTTTGCCGCTGGCATGTCTGCATGGATGATGGCAAACCTTCATGGCGATGATGATGTGGAAGGCAAGGTCGATGCCATGTGGAAAGCTATGGGCGTGGGGGCTTATGTCGGTGATTCAGTAAGAAATTCAATGCTATCTGCTTATGAGAAGAGCGCGAAAAAGACGATAAGCCTTTTGCCATCGGCTTTGGAGCAGGCCTGGGATGAATCCGGCATGACGCTTTCAGAGAAACTGCATGGTGCCGATAAGGAAATGCGGGACAGGATTGTCCAGACAATCAGGGAGCAGTTAAAACTCAATCGTCATGCCATGACTGCCGCCCGCGAACTTTATGATGGCTACAATAGCGGCAAGGCCGTCACGCGCAGGCAGAGCATACCGAAATATATGCAGAAAGTCGTTGATTTTGCCAGACGGTCGGATTTGACCAAGGAAGACGAAGCCTACCTTTTGCGCATGGTTCGCAGGGCGCAGCGGCAGGTGGATAAATTGGCCGCTGATGGTGCTCCTAACCGTGCTTTGAAATCAGCCTATAGTGAACTCCTCACTGCCGTGTCGGAACGCTCAGAAAAAGCCATGCAGCGTGCTGTGCATACTGCCATTGAAGAGAAAAGCCGCTACATCGCCGAGCGCATTGCTCGGACAGAGGCGGCGAGGGCATGGGCAGATGGTTTTGTCGAGCGCTATGGCCATGATGAAAGCGTGGTGGCCTACCAGTGGAAACTGTCTTCACGGCATCCGAAGTTTGATATCTGCAATCTGTATGCAGATGCCAATCTTTGGGGGCTGGGAAAGGGCATTTACCCGAAGGAGAAAACGCCCAATCTTCCAGTGCATCCGCATTGCTTGTGCCATCTAGCGCCAGTGTTCAGCAGTGAACTGGATAAAAAGCCCATAGATTGTATAGAAGCAGGCGGCAGAGAATACCTGAATCAATTATCCCATAAGGAACGGATGCAGCTTATGGGGGTGGAAGGCGCTAAAGAATTTGAAAAAGGGGCTGACTGGCGAAAATCCGCAAGAAATTATTCAAAAAATCTTTTGGAGGGGGCTGAATTTA